GGATGATTTTGGAAGAAATAAGAGATGAAAATAGCATTCTACAAAGAGCGAAATAAATTCACTCCTCTGCATGATCAAGATTTGCAGAATTTGCGCAAATTGCCAGATAATAATATCTATACATGCGAAATTAAAAAAGCCAGAAATCTATTACACCATAGAAAATTCTTTGCAATACTAAAAGTGGTGGTTGAAAATAGTGAAAAGTGGAATAATACAGAAGCGTTATTGACGGCTCTAAAAATACATTTGGGTTATACAAATATAGTCACCATGTTTGATGGCTCTGAGGTTTTACAAGCAGGTTCAATACGATTTGAAGTTATGGACCAGGATCAATTTAATAAATTTTATGAGGCAAGCGTAAAATTATTGGCTGATGAATTGGGAGTGAGTGTTCAGGAATTAGAAGACAATCATGGAGAATATTTATGAAGAGTCCGTGTTGCAACAAAAACATGTGTGAAATAAACCAGGGAGAACACACATATTACTATTGCCCGGGGTGCAAGAAATTCTATGAATTGATAGAAAAAGGTGAGATTATTTATTATGAAAATAATTGATATTGAAAACATAGAAATACCGTCAATCAATGAAAAATTACTTTTTGGATAAAGCAATTTGAAAAATCAAGAGGTAATAACAAAAAATGGAATGAGTTGTAATGAAAGAGAAAGAATCAGACATCCAGAGAACAATCAAAGACTATCTCCAATGGATGGGATGGTATGTCTGGAAAAATCACCAGTCAGCTTTATCTCATAAAGGAGTGTCTGACTTGACTGCTATTAAAAATGGTATTGTATTATGGATAGAAATAAAAACTGAGAATGGTAAGCAAAGCAAAAATCAAAAGCTTTTTGAACGTGAAATTAAAGAGCATGCTGGGCATTATTTTATAGCAAGAAAATGGGAGGATGTCAGTGAATATATTGCGGCCCTGTGAGATATGCGGTAAACCAGCGACAGATAAACATCATTTGCTCAGTCAAACTAAGCGCAATAGAAAACTGTATGGGATGTTGCTGGATTTATCAATGAATATTATGTATCTTTGCAATGATTGTCATTTAAATAAATCAATACCTAAATTAACAGAAAAAGAATTTTGTGAAATATTGGGAATAGAACCACGATCGAAATCAGGAATAAAAGTCAGGAGGATAAATGGATAGTTACAAAGTACAGCCTAACCGATACCAGGTCGTAATTATTTTGTTGATATTCACTGCGATATTTTGTATAATTATTGCAAGTTGGAAAATCGAACAAAAACTAGACAAAATAATAAAAATGCATGATACTACGATTAAGGAATTTTTAGAAAATTACGAGCATGATCATGGTATAATTCTCAGGAGTATCAAGCGTCAATATTAGGAGGTTTTATGTTGGTATTGAAAAGTCGATTAAAGCAATTGATATATAATGAGAGAGAGAGAGAAAAAAGGGTAATTGAAAAAGATTGGCAGAAAAGACTACAAATGAATGAAGATCGTATAAAAGGAGAATATGATCAAAAAATATTATTAAAAGATCAGGAAATCAAAAGACTGGAAAATCTTATTGATGAGAAAAATAAATATATTAAACAGGCCGATTCAAAAAATATACAAGCAAAAACATTAACGCACAAAAACCGGGCGGTCATATCAAGTATTTACGACAAAAGCAAGGAATTGCACGAACAGGTATCTAAATATTATGTCCACATGGATTCAATCAAAGACGAATTAGATCATATAAGCAAAAATTTAATTGAATTTAAATAAGGGGGCTTTCATGGTTGAAGAACTGCGTGATATTATTAACCAGAGTCATATTGACATGAGATTGAACAGAGAACGTGTTGAAGCAATTAAGCGAAAGGAAAGCAGCGTGAGATTATGCACTAAATGTAGAAAACTTTGTCATATAGATGAGACAATATACAGACGCAGATATAAACATAGTAAAAAACGACGGTATTATTGTTTTGAGTGTGCAAGAAAATTATTTGGCAAGTACAATATGATAAATGAGGATTTTTAAATGGAGATAATAGAAAATGATTGAATATTATATATACATGATGACTTCCAGGGCACAAGAATATTATACACAGGAAAGAAGCCTTCAGGATACAATCAATCACCATAAATTCCTTGTAAATCTCAGGAACTCACTTAAATATGATAAATCAATAAAGAACAAAAGAGAAAAAAGAAAACTATTGAAACTATTAAAAAGGGCGGTAAAATATTTTGCTAAAGAAATCAGAAAATAAAGATAAACATGTAATACATACCAGGGTTAATACATTTGTAATTGAAAAATTATGTGAAAAATGCATGAAGGGGGTTATGGTGTTTATAGGACAGGAAAGCCCGCTTAGTAAGAATAAATGGACCCATGTTTGTAGCGAGTGTAAAAATCAAGAATATTTATTTGATAGGTATCCACGGGTTGATTATCAGAAGGTTGTGAAAGATGAGTGAGCGCAAAGAAAGGCTAACAGATCAGGAAATAGGGTGTTTATCGATAATTGATTATACTATTGCAGATAAGGGGGCCTTGAGTATAAATGAATTGTAAGCCCGAAATAATCTGTTTTTTTAAATTGCTTAATAATACTTTACAAGCAAGATTTGAGCAAACAATAATTGAATTGACTGGTAGTTATGGCAAAATACAATAGCAATATAAAAAACACTTGAAATAATCGCACATTATAATTATATTGTATATAATCTTTTACAGCCATAGAGATAAATCCCAAAGTCCCGGTCTTTGCTCCCATGAAGGCCGGGCACTTACCTAAAAATATGAAATTAACAGAGAAACAATTCAACCAAATCAAAGACAAATTACCAGCTTTTCCACACATAACGTTTAAACCCACAGGAGAGAAAAGAACAATTGAAGAAATGGACAAAGTTCTTTGCTCGTTTTATGAGATGGTTACAGGTGAGGAAATAAAAAGATAATGGCAGAGTTAGAAAACAAAAAACATGAAGCATTTTGTCAGGCCTACATTAACAATCAAGAAACTAATTACAACGGTGTTAAGTCATACCAACTAATTTATACGGACGTTAAATATGATTCAGCATGTGCTGAGTCTTCCAGATTGTTAAGAAATGATAAGATAAAAGCCCGTATTGACGAACTTGTCAACGAAAACAGAGAACTGAATAGGCATAAAGCAGAACAAATTGAGGGCGAGTTCTGGAAGATGTATAATAATACAAAGTATAGTGAGCACACAAAAAGCCGCGCACTTGAAAACATATCTAAACTCCACGGTTTATTCATAGACAAAAAACAAATAGACGCTACAATATCCGGCAAGGTAACTATAGAAATATCAAAAGATTTCATTACAGATGAATAGAGTAAACATAAATCAGCACCTTAATATCAATCATAAAGAATTCTTTAAGTCTACAAAGCGAACAGTTATATTTTTCGGCGGAGCCGGAGCCGGAAAAACCTACTCAATAGCTGATAAACTACTAATACAGTGTTGTATTCAAGAGAAATTAGGAATACTGGTTATTAGAAAGACTTTCCCATCATTAAGACGGACATGTATACCAATAATAGAATCTAGGGCTGAAACGCTTAAAATTCCTTATTCAATCAATAAATCAGAGTACACAGCAACTGTGAATAAAGATTCACACATATACTATCTATCCATGAATAATAAAGGCGATTATGACAAGATCAAGTCAATCACTGACATTGATATGATATGGATTGAGGAAGCCAATGAACTATCAGAGCCTGCCTATGATCTTATTGACATGAGACTGAGGGGAGGCAAAGGGGCATTCAAGCAACTAATAATGAGCTTCAACCCGGTGGGTATGACATCGTGGATATTTCAGAAGTTCTTCACCAATGGAAATGGAGCGCACAAAATACAGACAAATGCCTATGACAACCCATTCATAGAGAAAGAATACATTGAACAATTAGAAGCGCTTAAATACACTAACAAGAATTTACATAAAGTGTATTGTCTGGGAGAGTGGGGACAGCTCCAGGGTGTTATATACGAGAATTATCGGATTGTGGATAAAAAACCCGATAATATAGATGAGGTCATTTATGGATGTGATTTTGGGTTCAATAATCAAACAGCAGTAGTCAAGATATGCATATCTGACCAGGTGTTATATATTGAAGAGGTGCTATATCGTACACGTATGACTAACAACGATTTAATTGAATTTTTAAAACCGGTAATTGTAAACCATAGAATATACTGCGATAGCGCAGAGCCACAGAGAATACAGGAAATGAAAGAAGCTGGATTACAGGCCTATCCAGCTGACAAGAAAGTGGTTGTCAAAACACAGATTGATTATGTCAAGACATGCGATTTGAATATACTGGCAGGTAGTGAGAATCTAATCAAAGAGATTCAGTCTTATGTGTGGGCGGAAGACGCGAATGGAAAGGCTATGGATGAACCGGTTAAATTTCAGGACCATTTGGTCGATAGTATGCGCTATGCTATATTTACACATATTAAAAAGTCTTTTAAATTTAAGCAAATAGGGCCGGATGGATTGATTAAAAATACTTGACAAATGGCAGTATATGTCTTATTTTATAAATGATAAATCACTCGCTTTGTTGTTTAAGCACGTTTAATACACGACACGTATTAGCTCGGCTGCCTCACGATACGAGGCAACTTTTAAAATATAAATAGGTTACTATGGTCGAGCAAGATATTTATTACGCAACAAACCAAACGCACCCCACATACGATGATAAACTTGATATTTGGAAATTGATTAGTGATAGTTATGCAGGTGGCCAGACATATATGGATGGCGACTATCTGCATAAATTTACGCTCAGAGAATCAGATTTATCATATACAGAACGGAAAAAGAGAGCGGTATTTTTTAATAATGTTCAACCTCTTGCGGATATGCTAACTGGCTTTCTCTTCACCAATGATGTGATAAGAACAGATTATAAACAGGACGAATTGATTGAGAGAGCATCCAGAACACAAAATATTGACAATTTTATGCAGATGATAGCTGTCAATAGTCTCATGTACACAGTGGGTGTATTGATTGATTCACCATCTTTCGACACTGAATTTGTGAGAACTGAGGCGGACCGAAAAAACTTAAATCTCAATGCATACGCGGTTATGTATCAACCATGGCAGATACGAAATTACTATTGTGATGAAAACGATTCCTTGCAGTGGGTTATTCTGGATAACACATATTATGACAATGCTGACCCATACAAAAAAGCAAAATATGTAATATCGTACCGATTATGGACTAAAGATTATTTTCAAGATTTTATATCAATTGATGAAATTGACCAGATAGAAAATTTATCTGCCAATCAAACTCTGAGGACAATAACCACAGGCCAAAATTTTCAGGCAAGCGAGCAAGTCCCTCACCCGGTTGGAGAGGTCCCTTTTGTTTTTGCAAACTGGCATGATAGGACGACAGAGAAGGTCCAGGATACTATATTTGAAGATATAGGGTTATTTGACCAGGCGGTTTACAACTATATGTCTCTGCTTGATGAAATGCTGGTGGGTGGAACGTTCAAATATTTGTTCTATCCGGGTACAGTGCCTAAAGAATTGGAGGCTCAATCATTCAGTAATTACGCAGTGATCCCATTTCCAGATGCTACTCCGCATAAGCCGTTTTTCGATGGGCCTACACTATCGGACACTACCCCATTTTTGCAGGCTATGGAGTTTTATCTCTCAGGGATATTGAAGAAGCTCGGTCTTGATACTGATGCTACAAAGAACTATGTCCAGAGTGGTGCGGCTAAGTTTTTTGATTTCACAAAAACAAGGGCTCTTCTGGCAAGCGGAGCCTCTTCAATGGAAGAGGTGGAAAAAGAAATATTCAGGTTGTCCGGGTTATGGATGGGGATAGATGATACCAGCGCAACAATAGAATATAAAAAAGATTTTCTTGGCGAAGAGATGCAACAAGAGCTTGAAAGGTTATATAACATGCTGACAGCTCTGTCATCGTATCCGAAAGTTAAAGAGCATGCGGTAAAAAGAATTGTTGATCTTAGCTTTGATGATTCTGTTTCTGAAAAAGAAATGGAAGAAATCAGGGAATCAATAGAAGAAGAAATTGAACTTAGTGAAGAAACGCGTGAGAATGCGCGTCTTAATATAGCCAATATGGCACAACAACAACAAAGTGAGGAACAAGATGGACCAGAACAACCAGGAACCGAAGGAACCGAAGGAAGCGATTAAAACTTTTACGGTTACCGATCCAATTAGCAATCAGGAACGACAGGTTCCTGAAGATTTGCAGGATTTAATCGGACACATCATAAGTTTTAATCGCAACAAAGGCAAGGAAGACATTAGCCCGGAGATGAACGATTTAAGGACACAAATTGACCAAATGAAAGCGTCTTTGTCTGAGCATGAAGAAAATAAAAAGAAGGACAAAGGGAAAAGTTCGGAGGTTGAAGAACTTAAACAGGAATTTCAGACAGTACTGGACCAGTTGAACAAAGAAAAAGAAGCAATACAGAGCCAGAAAGAACAGGCAGAAAATCGTTATAAAGATGAGAAAATTATGAACGATATTCAAGAGGCACTTGCAAAACACGACGTACACAATAGAAACCAATTAGTTTCAATTATGCGCACAATTGGTCAAGCACGTCTAAAAGAAAACATTGATTTGAGTACAGGCGAGAAACAGGGAACATATTCAACAGTATTGACGTTGAATTTCCCTGATGAATCCGGGGTCGTAAAACCAATGGAATTATCTGCAATGGTAGCAGTGGAAAAGTTTTTGAGTTTGGACGAAAACAACTTTCATCTTAAAAACAAGCTTTCACCAGGCGGTGGTTCTAGTCCAGGTGGTGGTATGACATCCGGCAATAAATTTGACAAACAATTTGAAGAAGCGACAAAAGCAGGTGATTTAGTTGGGCAGGTAGCAGCTATGCAGGCTCAACAAAAATCAAACTAGGAGAAAATAAATGGCACAGATAACAGGTAATGCCACAATATGGGACCTTCCAAATTATTCTGGTTTGCTTATAACTGCCGATGCTGAAAACACACCTTTTTTTTCTATGATAGGTGGTATGAACGGCGGCAAGCAATCAAGTAATTTTGAGTTCCCAATTTCAAGTCAATATGACTATCCAGCCGCAGCACAGCCGGGAATAACTGAGACTGCGAGTTTAACGGCTCCAAATGGGAATGAGGCAGTCAGAACACAAAATAAAAATGTATGTGAGATTCACCACCAGGCTATTGATATTAGTTATGAAAAATTGGCTAATCAAGCCAGGCTTTCAGGTATCAATACACAGGGACAGGTGAATAATGTAACTGATGAGGTTAATTTTCAAATCGCCTATAATCTCAAAAAAATTGCACGCGATATTGAATACTCATTTATAAATGGAACGTATCAAATTGCTATAAATGCAGGTGTAGCAAATCAGACGCGGGGAATGCTTGCGGCGTGTACCACAACGTCAATCAATGCATCTGCGGCAACTTTGACTAAAGACATGATTGATGAGGCACTCAGGACCATGGCCGGTGGCGGGGCCCAGTTCATGAATATGGTTCTATTTGCAAATGCTTTTCAAATTCAGAAAATATCTGATATTTATGGCTATGCGCCTGAAGACAGGAACGTTGGCGGAGTGGCGATAAAACAAATATTGACTGATTTTGCGACTCTTGGTGTGGTGTATGATAGATTCATGCCTACTGACGACATATTGATAGCAGATGTGTCTTCATGCGCGCCAGTATTTCAACCCGTCCCAGGAAAAGGAAATTTCTTTTATGAGGATTTAGCGAAAGCCGGAGCTGCAGAAAAGGGTCAAATTTTTGGTAAAATCGGTCTGGATTATGGAGTTGAATTCCTTCACGGGAAAATTCATAGTCTGGCAACGAGTTAAGGAGGTACAATATGGCTTTTGAATGGAGAGAGCTTTATCCGGGTGTTCGCCCAGCTACCAGAGAAGCAATAGTGGAGCTGAGAGCTTTAATTGAACCTTATGGGAACGTTTATTACGTAGACGGTTCTGTTAATTCAAGCGGTGATGGTAGTACATGGGAAAAAGCATTTAAAACAATTCAGGAAGGTCTTAATAAGGCCAGATATACGGCAGGAACGACTAACATAAATACTGACAAAGACAGGCAAGTTTATGTTTATGTTGCTCCGGGTCAGTATAACGAGCAAGTATTATGGAGTGCTTATAATGTTCACCTTATAGGCGTCCAGGATATTGGAAATATTGATTATGGGGTTGTTGTTAATTACGATGGTTCCAGTGGATCACCGGCGGCGATGGCTTTTAGTGGCGCCGGTTGCTCAATACAGAATATCCAGATCAATATGGCAACCGCTTATCCGGCGTTGTATTTGTCTGTTTTCGATGGGTGCCTGCTTAAAAATGTCACTCTCAAAGGTGACGGCACAAACGCAACCATTGGAATATGGGGAGCAAATGTTAAAGAATCCGTAATTGATAGTTGCCACGTGCATGACTTCCAGACGGCTGGTATTCATGTTGGACAGGGCGATGGTGGTGATACGTATTTCTGTACATCAGAGATAAAAAATTGTAAAGTCTCAGGTGATGGTACTACCGGAATAATGGTTCATGCTAATGCGGTAGCCACCGCTGCTCTTGGGAGTTTTATACATCAGAATAAAATTGTCGGCACTTGTACGACAGGCATACATCAGGATGCGGCTGGAGCTTATGTGCTTATATCCGATAACTGGATACAAGCGGGTACGGCAGTTACTGACGATGGAACTGGCGCAGCCGATAATCATACGGCCAGCTAATGATTGCTAAGATTTGGTATATAAGGGAAATATCAGACAGACCGGGGGAATATATTTATAGGGATTTTGACATCCCGTATGTTCTCCCGGATAAGTCTTATATCAATGATGAATATGGAGAGATTTATAAATTTGAAGAGCCTAGTTATAACGTTACAGAGGGTAGACTTGAATTTATATTAGATTCTATTTCATATTCAGAGATTGGCAGTTATACAGCAATAGGCTGGAAACATTACGAGGTGATAGAATGAAAGAAGAGAAAAAAGAAGAAGTAAAAGAAGAGAAAAAAATGTCTGAAGCTGAGGCACTCTTTTATAAGGAGCGTGATGAGCTTCAGGAACAATTGAAGAATAAAGAATAAACTAGCTGGGGGGCTCTTGTCCCCCATTATGTTTTATTATGAAAGTGATGTGTATTAGATGTAACATATTTTATGATTTATTGAAGCATAACGATTTATATTTTTGTAAAAAATGCAGAGACAAGATATTTAAAGTGAGGTGATTTATGAAATTTTATGGAATTGGCCAGGTCTGGAATAAGGAAATGAAAAAAATACTCTGCTCGTTTGGTGGTACCAATTTTGATGGTAATGGGTACACTATTCCAGGAGCATACGAGACAAGCGACGAGAAAGAAATCAAATTATTAAAAGAATTAGGATATGAAACTGATTTTCAAAGGGCAATTGAAAAATTAAGGAAATCAGACAGCGATAAAGTCAAAGAACAAAGAGCAAAAAGCCCAACGCTGAAATCACAGGTTGAGGCTGATCAGGGGGAAAAATGAGCGAAGCAAGAACAACCGATATATTAGAGGACCAGTTCGGGGGTACTGATAAGGCGCCAACGGCCGCACCGGTTACGGTAAATACAACCGTAGGGGGTATTGAAATTGCAGCGGCTTCAGCTACAAGGAAATCTATCACACTGCAAAATTGTGGAACAGAGCCTTGCATAATTCGATTGGGAGGTGATCCCAGTACGGCCGCATATAATTTTGTATTGAGCGATGGCACAGCGGCAAGGGATGGTTTAGGGGCGTCAATAACTCTTGATACATGGAAAGGTGCTATTAAGGGCATAACGGCGGCAAATAGCACAGTAATAGCAGTACTGGACATCTTGGAGGATTAAATGTCAATTATAAATCCAGGCCGTAATAATATGGAGACGTATCATAATGTGCCGAGTGCTGATAGTGCTGATAATGTTATTATGTCAGATGTGATTGGAAATAAAACGGATACGCACGACGGAGATAGTATATATTCTCTTGTTGTAACAATAAAAGAACATCACAACACGTCCAGTAAAGTTATTCCCTCATTGGCTACAGGTATAACTGTTACCTCTGATGGAGCGGCGTGGACACTGGGAAATTTTTCTAATGATATTGTCGCAGCAAACGCTATAACACATATTTTCGATATTCATAATGTTAGTGTCGAAAATATAAGCGCGAACGCAGTTTATGAATTAGTTTTGTATTACGGTGCTACTGATATCGAATGCGGTCGAGTGAGATTTGTTAAAAATGCAGTTCAGGACGGGACCATGAATGTCCCAATTCAATCATGCGAAATACCCGCCAATAGTAGAGTGCGTGCAAAAGTAGCTGATAGCACAGGCGGGAATAATGTGACCATAAGTTTATTTTATTATGAATACTAGGAGGGCAATGAATACTAATGGATGTGCGCAATTCAATATCACAGGCCATTGCCGATGGACGTTATCTGAAATTAGATTGTACAAATGATCCTTTAACAAATGATTTAGACATGGGTGATAATAACTTGAATAATTGCCCGGTGATTTATGGTGGCGATTCTATTAGTGATAATCTGGAACTTAGACCAAACACAGTAGCCCCACCCGTACAGGCAGGCGCGACTGATGGTAGATGTCTCGTTTATGGAGGGATTACTTTTCTCGGGTTTGATGACATGTCGGCTGGCGCATCAGCTACCCAGGGAGCAATTATGAAGTCAAACGAAACATCAGATTGTACAGGATCGGCTTTTGTACTATTTGGCGGGTTTACTTATACTAATATAATTCAATATAATACAGCTCAGACTTTTGGAGGGTCTGCCGTATTTCAGGATGCGTCAACGTGGGCTGAGACATCAGCACCAGGGGCACATGCTAATTTTTCACTGAGTTCTTTTCTTGGTGGTCCGAAGTACCGTGTTGACCATTCAGGCGTAGGGGTGCCTCCCACGGAAGTATCGGCGTTTAATGCAGGGACATCAACTGACAAATACAATGGGTCAGCTCTAACAATGGGCAGAATGATAGGATTTCAGACCAATGGGATTTTTGCACTTAAAGTCTTTTTGGGCACTGAGGAGTTGAGGGGCGGCGTGGTATGTACTAATTATATGCATTTTCTCGCCAATTCTGATATCGCGGGTGGACTGACTTTGCATGGTGGATCAAGTATAGTAAATGAATACGGATTGAAACTTGAAAATATTGATCATGGTACTAATGTGTGGTCTATCTGGAGTGACTCTGTAAACGCTGTACTCTATCACAAAGCAGATATCCAAGTGGCGACTGATGATAAGAGTGTAATTTGGGGAACTGGTCAAGATGCAGGTATCTCTTATGATGGGACCGATTTGGTGGTAAATAGCTCTCTTCAGGGTTCTGGAACGGTTAAATTGACAAGTCCTAATAATTGGACAAATAATGGTGCGCAAACTGTGACTATTACCAATGTGGCACCTGCCGGAGTTGGGACAGCTACTATATCGCGATGGTTGACTGTTAAGGATAATACAGGTACCGTTTATTACATACCGGCATGGACGTGATGAATGAATTATTATCACTTAATAATAACACTCGATGGTGGGCCGTTTTCAAATCCGGCCTTTCCGACAGAACAGGCGGCAAGAGATTACGCACTAGGGTTGATTGCATACGGAGAGTTTTATGGTTCTCCAATAATATGGACGTACAACCCTAATGTTGGGCTGGGTACGTGGTACGGTGACCACCCGACGGATGATGAATTGAGGGTAATATTTTTAGGGATTATACCATGATAGAAGTCAAGTTAACAATAGGCGGACAAGACATTCAGAATGATTTTTTTGATTCACTGGATGAGGCAGAAGATTTTGTGAAAATTCTTTTGAATGCCTCTCCGCACGGCTGGTATTATGAGCCGCTTAAAAATGAATGGATATGGGAAAACCACATAATCCATTTAATTGGTGAAGAAATAGAAAAGAACTCAGAAAAAAAGATTAAAATAGTAATGGATCAAATTGATAAAGAAGAGAAAAAGATAAAAAAGAGCCAGGACAAAATAGTAAGACTTAATAATCAGATTGAGGTTTTAAATGGATTTTGAAGAAAAAAGAATAACCCGTGAAAATAGAATAAAAGAAATTGAGCAAGAAATCAATATGTTGACTCAACAAAGAAATCAGATTGACAAGCAGTTGCAATTGCTAAATATCGAAGGATTGAGAATACAGGGACAACTAGAGTTAATAGGTGAGATGGATGGGCAGCCGGAAAACAAAACAAAATGAGCTTGTATATATACCATTTACGGTATTTGGTACAGACGGGATCACTCCATTAACTGGTCAGGCTGGATCATGCACATATAATTTGACGTTAAATAATGCTAATGCGCCAGAGGTCGTAACGATAGCAGAAATAGGATCAACAGGATATTATTATGCCTCATTTACGCCGCTATCGCTCGGCACATACGATTTAGAGATAACATGTCCTGACGACAGGGTTTTGGGTGAGACGTTATTTTGTGAGACTAATGATTTGGATGATATTAAAACTGATACGGCTGCGATTAAAATTGTGACAGATAATTTGCCTGATTCTGGCGCACTAACAGATATAGTTAATACGTTAACCAGATCGTTGGGATTGGCGCAAGAAAATTATTATTTGGATAACACCAGCTATGATACATATAGCGGTGCTAAATTATTAACGAGTGGAAGATTGAGAATATATAGTGCGGCTGGTAGTGTTGGGACTGCTAATGATGTTCTGGCAACATATACAATTACTGCGATATGGAATAATGACGAATTGCAAACATACAAGGTTGTTAAACAATGAGCCTGGGATTAGCGACAAAGGGCATAATTAGTATGAATGGATCATGTGATGTCATATTGTACGGTGCTGATATAGAGATTGAGGATAATGAACCTGATGTAATTATTGATGATACAGAAATTGTTATAGAGGTTAAGTGTTATGTCAAATGAAATAGAATTGCGCAACGGTGAGGGCCGATGGATACAATGGACATTTAGGCGGCGCAATCAGACTACAGGCAAATTAGAGCTATTGGATGTATCTAGTGCAATATTTACATTCAAGGCTAAAGCTAAATTGACGGATGATACTTATTTAATTGAGAAAACCGACGGAAATTTTGATAAAACAGGTGGGGCGAATGGGGTAGTGTTGGTAAACATACCGGCGAGCGAGAATACATCAACGTTGCTGCCTCCTGGTAAATATATATCAGAAATTCAGGCAATAATTACCGTAGATACTGACGTAATTAGGTATGAATCGCCATTAATAATAAAGGAGAGTATATTGTGAAAAAATACGTTATTAAATGTTATCGATGTAAAAAAAGATTTGAAGGTACTTCAATATCGCAAATGGTAAGAGATTATAATCTCGTCAAGAAAGGGAAATACTATAGTTGCGATTGCAAGGGTGTGATTGATAATTTTATTAAAAAGACTGATAAGAAAAAGAAGAAATCATTTTTTGAGGCAGAAAAAGAAATAGAAAATGCCGATATTTAAAGACAAAATAAGCAAGAAAGACCTGAAGCGTTACGAAGAAGTGGCGCGGAAAGGAAATCCGCAAAGGGCGATCGATTTATTTATTGCTAAATATATTGTCTCGCTAGCGGAGCAATATCAGACGCTTATGAAAAAAGCACTTCGCAAAGGAGAGAATTTACTTTCGTCAAAAGAGACAAGGGCTCTATCAATTAGAATATCAGGAGCGTCAACCGGGGTGAGTGCTGCAATGGAAAAGCTATACAGAAAATTCATGAGGTTTGTTTATTCGGAGGCAGTTTTCAAAAAGCTTAAAATTACTAATCCACTGGCAAAAAAAACTATAATAAACAATTCAATACAACTTTTCAAAGAAAATATTGAGGGTGCTTTATCAAGAACTAATAATTTGATATTATCAAATATTAGAAAATATCAAACTAAATTGATTTCAGAAAGTGCCAGATTTGATGCACTTGTAAAAACAGGCGAAGCATTTCAAAAAAATAAAGCTGCTTTCATGGAGAGAGTAAAAAAAGATATTTTAAAAGCGAATCCAGATTTCGAGAAAATGCTTGATAAAGACCAATTCATAATTTATAGAGATGGCAGCAAACACAGGTTTGATGATTATTCAGAGATGGCAACCAGGACAACCGCGCTTAATGTAGAAAGAAATGGCGTGGAAATGCAGGAAATAATAAAACAAAGGCGAGTGAGTGAGTATTTTAGGCGGGATAAAACACCGTATAAAACCAGCATACGTCGTCAAGTGTGCGCGGAAATACTCTCAAAAAGATTTAAAGGTAAAAGCTTAATTGCCCATGATCCAGGGGCAGCAGCTATTTTTAGAATACTCACTATTAGTGAGGCACGGGCAAGAGGTGCATTCGGGCCAAATTGCAAACATAGCATTCGGCCATTGTCCAAAACCGATTATAACAGAATTGAAACATTATTATTTCTTGCTGAAAAGGAGGCTGTGTAATGCTCAGTGAAACGTATGAGATAGAAGACATGAAAAAGGAACTAGAGGCGTTTCAGACGTATGGCTATGACAATGAATCTAAATTTCAAGAAGACCTTGAATATGCAATTGATATAGCCAAATTAGAGCGCATGGAACCGGTAATAGGTGAAGACACCTATGATGCACTGGAAGCACTGGACAAAACGGGATTAAGTACAACTGAATTATATGTTTATCGGGCGGAAGTATATTTTTCGATAGCAGAGTTTTATTTATTACACGGTAGGCGCGATAAATACCGAAGAAGAGCGGCAAGGGAATCCCGGACGCAGGGAGACGTTACTTTTTCCACTCTTGGCACCATAGGCAAAGAAATGGCCGCAAATGATTATATTGAGAAAGCAAAGTGGAGTCTGGCCGAGGGTGGTTATGATTTTCAGCAAGGTGCGAGATTGCAAAGGAGAGTCTCTATTCATGGCAGTTGAAAATGTTATAAAAATACAGGCTAAAAAGCCCGGGGGTAAGGCCACATTTGAATATATAATCGCACGATTAGAAAAAGGTGCGCGTGACGCCTCTGATATGAAAGACGTTTTTTCGGTTATCACGCCCTGGATTAAGGACACTATGCGGCACGTATTTAGTGAAGCCAACCCAGCAGGGTGGGCAAAATTGACTACCAAATACAGAGCATGGAAAGCAAAAAAAGGATACCCGGTAACAATCGGTATTATGACAGGTGCTTTAAGAACAGCCGTATCAACTAAAGCTATTACTAAATACAAGAAAAAAAGCATGTTATATCAACTTAATCCGGCTGTCTCAGGCATGCAAAGAGGAACGGCAAAATCAAGAAATGTGCGAGTAAGAGAATATGCTAAATACTTTAATCGAAAGCGGCCTATTTTTGAATATGCTAAAGAGTTTTTAAATAAAAAGATAAAAGAATTTGTTGAAAAATATATAGCGGATGAAATGAAATCATGAGTGAAGCCAATGACATAATACAGGCAATAAGTGAACAATTGCAGAATTATAGTACATTAAACTATATTAAATCCTGGACTGAGTATGAGGATGAATTGTCACTTGAAGATAAGGCAAATTTTCCGTATGTTAATTTTGATTTAACTGATTTCAGAGTTGAAAGGGCCGGGACTTTATCAGAACATCAGGCAGAGCGCAGAATTTACCCTGTAATAATAATGTTTTCAAACTGGCACAAAGAGAAAGTAAAGGTCAAAGAGGGAAAGGGATCATTTAAAGGACTCTTTGATATTTACGATGATATAAAAGCAGCGATTTATCAAGATTTGACCTTCGGGGAGGTCGTTAATAAATACCCCTTTAGGCCAGATTTCGCGACGGATATTTCAAAGCATCCGAATGGTGAATTCTGGATCGGGCGAGCGGTGATATTTTTTGAGGTTTATAAGGATGTATTTTTTTGTTAAAGGAGGCAAGTAAATGAGCGAAAGCCAAAAGCGATCCATTTTTGGGATACATGATATACGGTAAAAATTGCCGCCTCATGTGGTAACGCATGTTGCAAACCCGGTGAACTCAGGGGAACTCTAGACCAGACAATCCTGAGCCAAGCCTCAATTGAGGAAGGTGCAACGACTATCCCGAAAGGGAGTACACTACAAGTCGGTAGTGGAAGCGCCGGGCAACCTGTAAAGGTTGGTGATATAGTCTAATCTTGTAGGGGACTACAAGCAGCGAAAGCGGTTATTGATTGACGACCAATAGCGAATATAAATGTTTTTAGTAGAACTACATGGCTCAGTCAAGCATATTACCGAGTACTCGGGGATGTTATGATTGAAATGCCCGCAGAATTTGCTCAGCTTAAAGGTGGGTCAAACCTTTTTGTCTGGGATTCAGCGATAAGTTCTTTTGAGCCAACGGTATCAATAGTAGCAAGAGAAATGACAGGTGACATTATAGCTACTAATGTAGCTGGTAATGTTACGGAATATGCAGCTGACACGGATGGGGATGTTATAGATGAGGATAACGTAAATGGAACGTCTGTAATTGATGCAGCTGAAGGGATAGCAACCATTACAGTTAAGGCAAGCACTGGAAAGGATGAACTGAAAGAAGGGTGGTATGTAATTAAGGCTACAGCGGCAGCAACAGTAGACATTTATGCTATGAGCAGTTCAAATTTCGCAAGGGGAACAGATGAGGCGTATGAGGATGATGACGGCAAAATTACGGCGTCTCCGATTACTGTGCCGGCCTCGGGGGCAACGGTTGATGTAGATAATTTTGGACTTACCCTTACCGGCGGCAGTTCATCAGCAATAGCCATGACCACCGATGATACGGCGAAATTTTATGTACAAAAGCCGCATGGTGGTAGCTATAGCGCCATTATAGGCGAGCAACCTATGGATTTTCAGGAGTATGGAATGACAATATTTTCGGAGACTAACGCGGGCACTCTTTACAATATGTTGCTGTATAGAGTCAAGCCAGCGGGAATGAGCTTTCCGTTTCCCGAAAAAAATTATGGTGAATTTAATGTTAATGTTCAGGTTATGTACGATAGTACAGAAAATAGAATAGGAATTTTCAGCAATACGACACCTGAATGATGGATGAGATAAGAGCGTTAATAACTGAGGAAGAAAGAAGCTTAAAACACATGGCCGCGGGAAAGCAAATTATCCCGCGGCTTATCAAGGGTTCTTCAATGGTTAAGCGAGCCGGGCGGCCGTTGGAAATTACAGAGCCATTGTTTAACGCTTTTAAGCTCAGGTATTGCCCGGCCTGTCATGAGGGGGAGAAGTTTTTGATTTTTAAATATGTGGCGGTTTGTATGATTTGCAATGAATTTTATTTTATAACGAGGTAGTATGAAAGACACAATGGTAATCGGGGGAAAAGAAGTTGAAATTATTTTCAGGTATGTGCATTACATGAAATTCATGGGCGTGTATAACAGGCTCATAGAAGTTGATAGAAAACTGCAGGCGAAAGGGCAAAGATACAACTTTGATTATTTTGTTTTCAGGTGTATATGGAAATGCATTCCAAAAAAAGGATTTTGGCCTTTCAAAAAGCCATTCCGGTCATTAAGAAAAATGATTAAAGAAGTCAGGGTTAACGAATATAAAGTAGTAACCAATTTTTTTAATGATAGAGTTTTAAATCCTGTGAATGAATTAGAAGAGGATAGGGAGCAGGGAAACTTGAAAGCGGTATAAGTTTTGACGAGTATATATTAAAATTGGATGATATAATTGATAATCAGATTATGATATTACAGACAAAGGGGTGGAATAAAAAAGATATTTATAGTACTGAGATAAGAAAAGCGGTTTTATATTTGATTGAGGAAGAGAAAAGAGAATACGAGAAAATAATGAATGATAATATTTTATTATATAGAGTTCATGGGATAGAGCCAACAAAAGACTTAGATACTGATATTTATAAAGATTACTTAAATGAAAAGATCAATCAAAGAGATGAAAGGATGCTACAAGATTTCAACAAAAAGAAGAATCATGATATTGGTTTTGACGAGCAAATAAAGAATGAAATAATAGGCAAGCAATTGAAGGCACAGGGCAATGGCTGAGCGAATAGAACTAGAGATAATATTAGAGAATGGTCAACTAATAGCAGCCACAAAGAAAAGCGCGGCTGCTTTAGAGGATACCGGAGAGGCTGCCCAAGAGGCCGGTGACAAAGGCTCAAAGGGCATGAAAAAAATGGCCGGTGGCGTTGGTATGCTTGGAAAAGCATTAAAAGCCTTTCTTGCTCTTGGAATTGTTCGGTTCTTTATCGATATTGGCAAAAAGGCATTTAAAGCAGCCGCACAAATGGAGCAATTTGAGGTTGCATTTTCCACTATGTTGGGGAGTGCAAAAAATGCAAAAAACCTATTAAAAGAAATAAAAGATTTCTCTGCGGAAACACCTTTCCAACTACCGGGATTGGTTGAGACGTCAAAGCAACTTTTAGCGTTCGGGGTTGAACAAGAAAAGATTGTTGAAACTATGCGTAATCTTGGAAACGCAGCCCAGGGTAATCAAGAAATACTTTCCCGGTTAGGCCTTGCTTACGGTAAAGTTAAAACTATTGGCAAAGCAAGTATGGAAGAGATTCGTCAATTTGCTGAAGCTGGGGTGCCAATTATCCAGGCGCTTGCCGATAAATTTGGGGTGACTACAACTGCTATTGTTAAGATGGTAAGTCAGGGCAAAGTAGGTTTTGCTGATGTTGATATGGCACTCAAAAATCTTACCACTGGAACCGGCAAATTTGCGGGCATGCTTGAAAAACAATCCCGCACCATGTCAGGTATGTTTTCAACTCTTAAAGACAACTTTACTTTAGTTTTAATTGATATGGGTAAAAAGATGGGTCCGGGTATAAAGGATCTAATTAAATCTTTTGGTTTGCTTACAAAATCGGGTGGTGTTTTAGGTAAAGTTCTTGGCAAGGTCGGAAATATTGTTTCTATTATTGGTTCTGCTATAGCTGGACTTGTTACCGGTATATCATGGTTAATTAACAAAATAACAGTGGCAGGTAATTCATTAGTAATTTTAAATAATAAAAGAAAATTATTAACTGCTACAGGTGAAAAACAATTACAGTTAGAAAAAACGATTAAAGAAGCTGAAGACGAAAACGTTAAATCCAAAAAGGAATTGATAGAGTCAGAAAAACAATTATTACAAATTAAAAATAATCTTGTAAAGTCAGGACGGGAATTGGTCGGGCTTGAAAATGCTCAAAGAGTGGCAATAATGGAACAGGCTAAATTATTGGCAGATGCAACAAAGACCCTTGATCCTACAGCCGGAAGAAAAGGGGAAAAAGAAGATAAGGGAAAAAAAGGCGTTGACCCATTCCAGGAAAGACTTGATAAATTTGCTAATTATTCAAGCTCTTTAATTTCAATGGCAAGTAGTTTATCCGGTCAGCTTGGGGACATCTGGGATGCAGAGCAACAAAGGGCAATGGCTAACCTTGAAAACGGTTATAAATTTAGAAAGGCATTGATTGAGGCTACTGTCAAGGATGAGGATGAAAAAAGGAAGGCACTTACTGAGCAAGATAAATTATTTGAATTACATCAGAAGCTAATCAAAAGACGCGAGGCAAAGCGTGAAAAGAAATTAAGAATAGCAAGCGCGATTATTTCAGCCCTTGCCGCTGGTGTCTCGGCCCTTGCCGCCATGAGTTCGATTCCGATCGTCGGGCCTATTCTTGGACTAATTTTTATGGGATTAACAATTGCCGCTGGTATGGCCGTTGTACAGCAAATTTCACAAACGCCCGAACCGTCGATGTTTGCCAAAGGCGTCTTTGATTTACCAGAGAATAAGCTAGGCATGTTGCATGCAGGTGAAACAGTTCTCACAAAACCGATAACCGAGAATTTAAAGAAATCAGAAATTACTTTATCAGGTCCAGAGGGCGGGGATGAAAGCCCGCGTATTGTTCAAGTGCTGCTTGACTCTAAAGTATTAGCTGAAGGAATAGAGGAACCAAGAACTGAGAAAGCCAGGTCAATGGGTGTTAATAATTATGGTGAAGAGGGTGTTTACTAATGCATGACTTTTATAATGACATATACATGAAATTCGATTATGATCCACAGAATAATAAATTTGCATTCGAAAAAAATGTTATAGGCCCTGAAGAATGGATAGTGATTGATTTAGTCGATTATACGTATACAGATGATAATTCAATATTTGTTAATGATTCATTGGGTAGTGATACCAACCCAGGAACGCAGGCACTACCGAAAAAAACATTACTCGCCTCTGCGAATGCGTGCACAAGCACAAAAACAAAAGTAGTTGCTCTTTTTAATGAAGAATATAATGAAGAGTTAGACACTATTGATAATAGTAATTTTGCAGGGTTTTATGGGAAGTTTTCTAATGCCAAATACACAAAAAGGGTGCTGGATTATACCCCGTCCGATGCGAATTCAATCTTTGTTGCAAAGACAGGAAATGATACTACTGGCAATGGTACGGAATCACTGCCTTATCTTACAATAGGCCACGCCGGTTCTCAGTGTGATGTCACACACCAGGCGGTTGTTATCAATGATGTTAATGCCTCCCAGACGTATGTAGAGGAAGGCTTTTCTATGACAGGAAATTTTAAAAAGCTTGTTGCAAGGATAGGATTTGCCCCGGATATTCAATTACATGCCAATCCGTCTTTTGTTGATTCGATGAGTACAAAAAAAGCAATTTCTGAATTCACAGGTAATTCGATCACTGGAGCGTCATGTGGTGTTTTTTCAGATGATAATTTTGTTGTTGCTTATTATGACAGTATCTCAACTGAAAGTTATTTTTCTATATATGATAGTGATGGAACTCTTATCACTGGTCCGACTTCATTCCACACGCAAGGGACTGTTACAGTTAATAGTTGTACGGTGCTTGAAAATCAGAATTTTGTTATAATTTATGCTGACGCTTTAGATGCTAACGCTGGTGAAT